GCGATACAGCTGCAAATCAATTTCATGGATAGACTTTGACCAGTCGATGTCGGAGGCGGGAGTGAAGTCTTGAATGGGGATCATTTTCCATACCGGCTTATTTCCATTTTGGGTTACTTTTAGGACACTCAGTAATGCTCTCGCGAACTTTGTCTTTATATATTTTTCAACAGCATGAGCCTCCTCCATCGTATTAAACTTTCCAATACTCAGGAATGTTTCCGTTGCGCCAACCCCTGGACCCTCCACTACTGGTTCACTCATGGTTTCCCCAAATTCTCCACTTCCGTTCGCCTGCGCAACATAAACCTTGTAATAATCAAGGTTTTCAACATCTTTGACATAATCTCTTCGGATATATTTATAGATGCGCTTGCCACTTACTCTGCCCAGTATTTGAATGTAATCTCTTCCATCAGCTGGCTTATGATCGTAAAACACCTGTGGAATCAATGCCATAATGTTTGAAGACATATCATAATCATGCCCTTTGCTTAATAGCCCTATGTTTTCCCCATTCTCGTTTTCTTTGTACCGAGCCTCTGGATGATCTTCATGCATTGTATCTGTCAGACGGTAGGCAGTTCTCGAATAAACAATATCCATTAGAGTTTCAAAAGAGCCATTATAAAGAACTTTG